GAAAAAGATGCCGCCGATGCCGCCGCCAAGGCTTCCGAGCAAGCCGCCAAAGAGGAAGAAGCGCGCCGCGATGCCGCCGAAAAACTTAATGCGCAGGTAACATACACTGCAATGATGACAGGCACAATGATTCCCTAGGAGAACTGAAATGTACGAAAAAATTAAACTTTGGCATAAAAAAGGCTGGTGGACAGAATCTATGGTTGCCCAAGCCGTCAGGAAGGGGCTGATTACCAAAGAACAGTACAAAGCCATCGTGGAAGGGACAGAAAATGAGTAATTTTATGGGAGTGGGGATGCAAGAACTCCCCATTGGGTATATTTTTGAATTTGACCCAACTGGAATCTCAGGTGCACCAGATTTAAGCACGCCAGAAAAAGTGCACAATTATTTTGGTTATGGCACGTGGGAACGGTACGGAACTGACAGGGTGACGGTTGGCGCTGGCGGAGGGTATAATGCGGGTAGTATTGGCGGTGAGAAGGAGCATACACTGAATATTGCAGAGATTCCGTCCCATCAGCATCAGCTCCACGGATGGGCAATCAGCATAGCAACCGGCCCAGCAACGCAATATGCACCAACTTACCCCTACGACAAGTACGACAACACAAATCTTACGACCCGTCCAGTGGGTGAAGGTCAGCCTCACAATAATATGCAGCCATACATCGGCACTTACCGTTACCGCCGCATTGCGTGAAATGAGAACCGCTAACAAAGAAGAGGAACAACTTCAAATTGTCGAAGCGCCAGATGCGGTACAGAGCCAGCAGAGCCCACGCCCGACCTGCTGCAATAGGTTTTGACTCTAAGCAAGGACGCACAGGCCGCCGCCAAGAACGCGGAGAACGTCGCCAACAGCGTGAGGGAGGACGCGCCGTGGAGCAGCAAGCACATCATTGATATGCTCTGCCCACCGCTGGAAGAAAGCGGCAACCCTGTTGTGTGCTACCCCGTGGCGGGTTATCAGCTGGGCGTGAAAGCGAAGTGGGAACCAATGCAGGAGGGCAGCGCAACGAATGAGCAGATTGAAAATGACGCTTGACAACTTCTACCTGGTATGCTACACTACAATAAAAAGAGGTGATACAAGGTGGATATTTTCATGAATGTTGCTTCGATGGCATCTATTACCGCCATTGTTGAGCTTATCGCTTATGCGTACAAGACAAAGACCTCAGCAGATAACAAGTGGATTCCTGTCATCTGCATGGTAGCTGGCGCAATTCTTAGCATTGCTGCTTGGGTTGTTTACCCGGCTATTTACCCTGCCACGGATGCGTTTACCGCGTGCGCAATGGGTATTGGCTCTGGTGCAACTGCTGTTGCACTGTATGAGGGCATTTTCAAGCCCTCTAGTAAATAATAGGGGGTGTTTGAAGATGCGCACTAAGAAAGCAGAAATTGCAAGTCAAAAGCAAATCGGTGATGCAGAGCCGATTGCTGTTTCTACTGACGTAGTTCCTGATGAAGTTATGCCGGTAGAAGATATTCCTCAAGCGAAAGAGTATCAAGTCTTTGTTCGATTCGCAAGCCGCGAAAATGCAGAGAACTTTAAGTTCAAGTTAAGGTCTCTTGGCTACGACAATGCAGAGTTGAGCGAGGTGTGACTTATTCCGACAGAAGTTGCCCAAAACGTTTACATGAACTACGGCGTTCTCGGCTGCGTTATCGTGTCGTTTTTCATCCTGATTTGGTGGGTCGTTAAGACTTCCAAGGAACGTGAGGATAAGCTATACGGCGTAATTGAAACCCTTTCAAAAGAGCTTCCCGAAATCCGAAAAAACCTTGAAGAAATCAAGGACAAACTGTTTGATGATTAAGGTGTGAATCCAATGGATGTTGATACAAAGCTGGACATGGTGAAAGACCCTACCAGCGGGACAGATAATTACATTTCACAGTTTGTGTTTGAATCTTGCGAAATGCGTCACGAGAAGCGCGAGAAGCGATATTTTTCGATTATCGTTCTGCTTGTTGTCCTGCTTGTTGCAACAAATGTTGCGTGGCTGTTCTATGAAGTACAGTTCCAAGTGCAGACATGTTGAGAAACAGAAAACGACATGGGCTAAATAAGCATCCGCTGGCTTATGTTCTGCAAGCTATGAAGCAAAGATGTTACAACCAGACGCACCCAGAATATCACCTTTATGGCGCTCGCGGAATTTCTATTTGCAATGAGTGGAAAGATTCATTAAATGGCGTGGAAAATTTTGTTAATTGGGCATTAGCAAACGGCTACAAAAGAGGGCTATCAATTGACAGAATTGACGTGAATGGAGATTATTGCCCGCAGAATTGCAGATGGGCAACAGCGGAAGAACAAACATTGAATAGACGCAACACTGTTGTTGTTAAATACAATGGAGAGGAAAAACCTCTAATTGTGCTCTGTAGAGAACTTGGTATAAATTACAGTACCGTAAGAAAACGGCTGTCAACCGGGATGTCTGTTGAAGAAGCGTTAAGCCGTCCAGCAGACAAGCGATATTCCAGAACTAAAATTTAAACGCCCTGTAGGCGAGGTTTATTGGCGGAGCAGGTATACTTGCTCCGCCTTTTATTTTGTGAAAGGATGAAGAATTATGTCTAAAGCAATTGGCTATTATACATACACTGGCGCAACCGCTCTGGCTGTTGGCGGTGCTTTGCCGCTGACAAACACTGTCAGACAATACGGCAACGCTATTCGCCTTGGCAACAATGGCGTTATCATCGGCTCTGCTGGCTGTCCTTGCGTTTGCAAGTAATCGTGACTGGTCAGGCTGTTACAACTTCCAACGTGGCAGTTGAAGTCGTTAAGGAGTGATTGCGATGACGGTCGAGGAAGTCTTTGCCAAAATAAAAGCGCACCAAATCGAGGGAACGATGTTCCACGACCAAATGCGCCAATACTTTGATTTCTTGAATTTAAAAGGCTTCAAGCGTATGCACGAACACCACTACAAAGAGGAATCTGACAGTCTAGTAAAAACTGATTCGTTCTACATGAGACACGCAAACTCGTTCATCCCGGAATACTCCGTATCAACTCAAAGTTACATTCCGCAGAACTGGCGCCAGACAAGATGTAGATGCCACCACAAAGCGCAGAGCCGTAAAGGACGCAATGGCAAAGTGGGTGGAATGGGAACGCCAGACTAAAGACCTCTACTCCACAAGCTATAAGGAACTTTTAAACGATAACGCGATAGATTTTGCAGACTTCGTCAAAGAGAATCTTGTACTTGATGTGTCGGAAGAACTTGCATTTGCAGAGAGCCTGTACATGGAACTGGAAAACTGCGATTACGACATGGTTTATCTTGCAGAGATTCAGCCAGATTACAGCAAAAAATTCAAGAAGTAACTCCTACTTAGCCGCATTGCTTTTACGCTTTGCGGCTTTTTTTGCGCTTATGCGATGCCATTTGTTCCATTCTTTGATTGTGGCTTCATCGCCTTTTTCAACGGAAAACTCTACTGTAAAGAACTCATATCCGCAGTCTTTGCAGATTCGCTTTCTATAATTTGTGTTTTCTGGCGGTGCAAACACATTATCTTTGACATATACATTCCCGCTACCGCATTTTTCACACAGCATTATTGTTTCTCCTATCCTGTACGGCAACGCCGTCAATGGCCATGCACAGCTTATCGGCGTTGTCAAGCGTTCTTTCCCGTCTGTAATTTTCATTTGCTGTTGCCGTGCGCTTCACGGTGTCAGCGAAAGCCTTGATTGTGGAATCAAGCTGTTCCTCACGAAGCCGGTCTTGACCATAACGCCGAGTTATCTGCGCTTTCGTTTTTCCTGCTTCTTCCTTTGAGATTCCACCCACCTCATAGAGCTTGTAGAGGTATCGAAGCGCTAGGTAAGCACTTTGTTCAGACCCGCGTAAAAGCGTCTTAAAATCGCTCCTAGCCCCCTTGTAGGCCATTTGAGCGAGTTCCTCGATAGTATAGTCTTTTTTTGATGTTTTCATTTTCCGAACACCTCAACAGCACCAAAAATCATTGCAATCGCAAAAATCCAAGTGGGGACTTTCAGCGCCCACGCAAAAATAATAATTAAGCCCAGCATTAGTCATCATCTCCCGAAACCATATACGCAAACTCTCCGTCAGTTGAATTGTAAACATTGCCGACAAAAAGTTTATCTTCATCATCGTAATAGTAGTAAGCGCTGTAACCTTTGTATTCTGGCAGCTTGTGGATTGTGTTTCGTTTACCCATGATTTCACCTACTTTGATAAATTTTTAACAGGTCGGAACTTTTATTACTGCGCTTCGCTTCCTTTTTCTTTCTTGCGCAAGTTAGGCTAATAAGGCGAAGCGTTCCCGGCAAAGCCGTTACCATTCCAGCTCCAGCTTTTCAGCTTCGGGAACTTTCTTTTTAGAATTTTTCTTTATATTATTTAACTCTCTATTATCTAACTTACTATTTTTGGTTGGTAGTTGACTACTAACCCCACTCGTAGTCAACTTGCCACCCCCTGCGTAGTTGACTACTCCTGCACACTCGCTACTTATTAACCTTAAGTACGAATCTTCGAATCCGACATATGTAAATGTTCCATTGCTTTCTTTTTTGCATAGAACGCGAAGAATCCCGAAATGTTCCATTTTTTTGAATCTGTCCGACAATGCTTGCTTTGAAATGTTCAGAATCGGCAAATCTTCCAGCACCTTTTTATAGGTGAAGAAAGCATACTCGTGTGCGCCATCTTTGATTTTGCTCATTTTCGGGTAGAAGTCCACAAGCCAACGGAGAATTTCTAGGTCTGTGCAATCTATCCGAACTGTTTTGTCTTTTCCGTGCGAATCTTTAACGGTATCAACCATTGATAGCACAGCTTCCTGCGAAAACCCGTTTACGAATAATTTCATAGTTAAGCCCCCTCTCTCACTTCTTTTATTTTATTTGAATAAAATGTCCAATGATTTTCCCGTATTTGTCTTTTTTCGTCAAATCATCAATTAAGCCCATGTTGATAAGAGCTTTCTTATATTTTCTTACTCTTTGTGTGCCCCAGCAAAAAAGTATTCTCTACTTGTTCTGTCGTGCATTTTATTGTATTTGTGCCTTGTTCCTCGGCAATGTACTTGTAATAGGAATACAATGCCATCAGTTCAACATAATGGAACTCCTTCAAGAATAGTTCCATTGTTTGCCTTGTAATCGTTACCATGTCGCATCTCCTTGTATAAATATAAAAAGAAAAGCCTGCGGCGATTGCAGTAGTGGATGCAACCGTAGCAAGCTCGAAGTCTTATTTAGTTGTATGCGCTTGTTCAGCCCACTACCTCTAAACAAGACTTCTGATAACATCCTTATTATAGCACAGTAGAATTGCGCTTGCAAGCATTATTAAATATTTTCGTGAAAGACATTGACATTCATCCGAAAGAAGCGTATAATAAATGTATCGGAAGCGAAAGAATCCGAGAAAAAGCGAAACAACATAAGCAGAAAAGGAGAACGACTATGGACGCAGTTGAATTTTTCAAGACGGTAAACAGATTATGTAAAAATCAAAGACACTGCGCAGAATGCCCTATTTGTAAAAATGGCGTGAGCTGCATGGTTAAGGCCGACGACGATTCAATTAAAAGCATTGAGGAAACAGTTTCGAAAGTCGAGCAATGGGCGAAAGAGCACCCCGTCAAGACCCGCCAGAGCGAGCTTTTGAAGATGTTTCCGAATGCGCAAATGAGCGTAGACTGTGATGTGATTTGGATGTGTCCAAAATACATCGACGAAACTTATTGCCCAAAAGGAGATTGTCATAATATCAGCTGTAGAGATTGCAAACGCAAATTCTGGCTCACGGATGTACATGACAATGACTAATTACTACACTATTCCTGGCACAAGCCAGCCAATTCAGTTGGACAAAAACAACAATTTCATTGACCCTGCTACTGGCGAATTGATGCACGTAATGACCGTGGAAGAAATGCCATGCAACACGTTTGGAGCAGAGCTATACGCCCATGGCACGGTACGGCCAGAGCGAAAGCTGATTGACGAGGATTTTGGAACGATTTGCGTGTGCGCTGTTCGTTACTGCTTCGGCAGACAGACATATATGCCAAGCCTCGTGCAAGACTTCGTTTGCAGAAACTTCAAGCATCTCAATGACAACGAACTCAAAGTTATGGTTGATGACATCAACTTTGCGGAGCGAATCAACCAGCTTGGCGATGAACGAATTGACAAACCGGATTGGCTAAAGTTTAGAGAAAGAATTAACTCCGAATTAGATAAAAGAAAGGCTGAACAAAATGCGTGAATCAACAAGAAGCACAATTTCGATGCTTTCCGATATGTGGAAAAGAAACTCGCCTATGGCAGATTTTGACGCATTTGCGCTTGTATGCGAGATTGCTGACGCTTACCATAATAACACGGTTTCCGCGGAGTCTTGCATGAATGAGATTCTTGCGCTTGTAATTGCAAAGGATATTAGCACAAAGGAACGCTTTGACAATATGCAAAAGGTGATTTCAAGTGAGTAAAAAGACAAGCAGAGTTCAGTTTGACGAAGCAACTCACACTTACACGCTAGATGGCGTAGAGTTGCCGAGTGTGACGCATATCATCCGTTATCTTGCAGTTGACAAGGCAAACAATGCAGACCCTAACATGGCACTGATAGCACGAGAGCGCGGCTCTGCGGTGCATGAAGCGACAGTAATGTATGATTACTCCGGGGAGATTCCAGACGATTTTCCGGCTGAATATGCACCGTATCTGGAAGCCTATGTGCAGTTTGTGAGAGACTATAAACCCAGTTGGGAACTTATCGAACACCAAATGGGCAATGCAACTTTAGGATTCGCTGGGACACTTGACAGATTCGGAGTAATTGACGATAAGTTGTGCATACTTGACATTAAGACGAGTTACAAGGTTGACATTCCGAGCCTGTCTGCACAGCTTACAGCTTACCACTACCTGCTGTTAAATGAGCAGTTTGAAAGGCTGGAAAACGCAAATATTCGGCATCTCGGACTCCAACTTATGCGCACTGGAAAATATCGTTTGTATGAAACCGACTGCGAAAAAGGCAGTGACCTGTTTTATAGTTGTTGTAGAATTTATAAGACAATTGAGCAGATGAAAGGAGTTCGGTATGCAGTCAAGTGAAATTAAAGTATTAGTGGCTTGTGAAGAATCGCAAGCGGTCTGCAAAGCGTTCCGAGAACGAGGGTTTGAAGCGTATTCTTGCGACATTCAAGAGTGCTCTGGCGGTCATCCGGAGTGGCACATTTGCGGCGATGCACTAAAGGCGATGATTGGTGGGCAAATCGTAACGCAAGACGGAAAGGAACATTTTGTTGATAAGTGGGACTTAATGATTGCACACCCGCCTTGCACATATCTGTCAAATGTTTCTACTAAATATTTTTCTTTTCGTTGCACATCAGCAGAAAAAGTTGTTGACAGGTGGAAGAACAGAGCGGAAGCAGCAGTGTTTTTCATGTATTTCGTACTTGCTCCGATTGAGCATATTGTAGTTGAAAATCCGGTTGGGTTTATGAACGTGGCATACAGAAAAGCAGACCAAATCATTGACCCGTATATGTTTGCTGAAAGCGTTAATGATGAGAAGAATTATGTCACAAAGCGAACTTGTTTATGGTTAAAAAAGCTTCCGTCCTTGAAGCGGACAAACGACTTGCAAAAGCCAAATAATGCAGAATTGTATGGTAGGTTCCCGAGCGGAAAAGCTAAAACATGGGAAGACCAGACACATGGCGGGAAGGCAAGAAGCAAGACATTCCCAGGAATTGCCGCCGCAATGGCAGAGCAGTGGGGAGATTATTTACTAAGTAAAAGCAAAGGAGACTAAACATGAGTGAAGAACTTGCAAAATCCAGTGGGGTTGAATTGCAGCCCTGTTCCGCAAAAACAGACCATGAGAACTATCGCCTTACGATTGGCTCTAAGTCAATTTTGCTGCGCCGCAACACAGAGTTTGGCAAATATGGCAGCGCAAAGAAACCGTCGCTCCTTAAAGCAGGTGCAGAAAAGATTCTTCTCGAATACGGCATTACGACAAAGTTTTTTATCGAGAACGCAGTAGAAAACTTCGGTGCTGACGGTAGTGCCCCGTTCTTCTTTTATCGTGTTCGCGGTGAGTTCTGGAAAGGTGACACGCTGATTACAACCACTGTTGCAAGCGCGAACAGCAATGAGTCCGCTTGCGGCAGGGCGAGCAAGTTTGATGTGGCCAACCAAAGACTCAAGATTGCTCGCAAGAGAGCACTGGTCGATGGTGCAATTCTTATCGCTGGCATTGGCGGGCTGTTTACGGCAGACCTCGAAGATTCAACTCTCGACACTACCGACTTTGCCAAGGTTGCGCAGTCCGTGACCCGGCCTGACGATAAGATTTCTGCAAAACAGGTGAAACGCCTGTACACGCTCTGCACACAGAACAGCGTTGATTCTGAGACTGCCGCGAAGATTATCGCTGATGCTGGCTATGATTCCGCAAAATCTATTCTCAATAGAGATTACGATTCAATCTGCAACAAGATTGAATCTTTTTCTGAAACCGTTGAGGGGGAAGTCGTTAAGTAAAAGTTAGGGGTTGTCTTATGCGCGTTAAAGTTAGAGCAACCACTTCATGGTTTGGTAATGGGGACGAAATAATTGAGAAGTGTCCATTCCTCAAAGACCCTTGTTTCAAACTTGAACGTGTCGCAACCGGCGAAAAGAGAGAATTTTTTGATTGCAAGTTAGGAAAATGGAGCACTCGAGATGTAAGCACTCTTTACGTCACAATCAACAAACTCGAAGATTTTCAATATTTCGTTGAGATTGTAAAGAAAACAAATGAAGATGTCTATAACGGGCAGACAATTTTCATGGTTGACGATGACAATAATTGGGAGTTAGAAATCTACGATGGCTATCGTGGATAAATTTAAGCAAGGAGATATAACTATGATTAAAGTTGGCAACACTTACCGGCTATTCCGGGTTAAGCAGTATATGAGCAAGAAAGGAAATCCGTATGTCCGTGCAAGTTTGAGCGATTCAGTTCGTCAGCAAGACGGCACTTACAAGGATTTGGGCTGGTATCAGGTCACAATCTTCAATAATGTTGACGAAATCGTCAATGCAGGTCGAATCAAGATTACTGCGATTAACAGCATTGAACACGCTATCAACGATTACAACGGCAAGCGCTATGAGAATTACTCGCTTGTTATCGAGGGAACCGCCGCCGCGAACAGCAGAGGTTGCAAGCCTGACTATGAATCGGCTATGTACGACTACAAGCAGCCTACGCAGGGTGAGAAGAAATACGCTCAACCTATGCCGGAAATGCTTCCTGACGATATGGACATTCCATTTTAAACATAAAGTCGATTTTTTGTATTGATTAAATGAATCAATTCTGCCATAATATAGTCACGCCAATAAAACAAAGGAGTGATTGTGTTATGGCAGATTTTTGTATTAGTGACGTTTATGATGAAACTGCGGAAATTTCTTGGAATGACGATTCAATCAGGGAAGCGCTTCTCTATATGATTGCATCAACTGGTCAAAAAACTATGCCTACCCACAAAGAAATATTTGCGTTTTATGGTAATTATAAGTTATCAAATGCAATTCGCAGAAACGGCGGAACGAAGCGATGGGCAAATGAGCTTGGAATAGACACGAAAGAATGTGAGTCAAAGCTGGGTGCGCAATATGAAGATTATTTTGTCGCAGAAATGATGCAACGTGGTCGTGAATGTGAAATAGTAAATTTGCACGATGGCAGGTTTCCTTATGACGCAATCGTTGATGGAACTATTAAAGTTGATGTAAAAGCGGCACGACCGACTAGCATACGAGGGTATAGATTTTTCTGTTTTAACCTTGAAAAGAAAACGCAAACGTGTGACTTTTATGTTACATACTGCATAGATGAAAAAAATGAGATTGAAAAAGTGTATGTTATTCCGTCAAATATTATGCACGGCAAAAAGCAGTTAAGCATCGGCTCGATTCAGAGCAAATACGATTCATACATTGGTCGCTATGACTTAATCGAGGGAACTTCCGATTTTTATGCTGCTATGAATCTTGTAAAATCGTTTGGAGCGTAATTCACCTCTTGACAAACGCGACAAATGGTGATATGATGAATATATCAAGAAAGAAAGGGTGATTGAAAATGTTATCAATCAGCGATATTGAAGCAAAGAAGATTCTGGTCGATAGGGACTTGCGAAAATTATAGGACGATGCTGCGTACATCGCGTCTGTTGTAGGCTCGCTTCGCAAGGAACTTGCTTCTGTTAAGACGGAAGATGATGCGAAAAGATTTGATAAGCGCATGGATGAAGCGTTTGAAAAACTTAAAATTTTGCAGTTGTAATAAACCGTATAAAGCAAATCCAAAAGGAGAAAGCAAAATGACGAACGAGGAAGCAATCAAGAAACTTGAAAAAATTCGCAGAGACATTGATGGAATTATCGCAGAGCTAAAAGACGGAAACGCGGAAGTAAAAGTTAAGGAATCAGAGGAAACGAAGGCTGCTAACGAACTGTTCGACAGGCTGTGGGCGCTTTATCCTCGAAAAGATGGGCGAAGCGCTGTAAGCCTGACGGCGAAGAAGCGGTTGCTCAAAGTTGGAGAGAGTGCTATGATTGAAGCAATCAACGCTTACAAGGCGACAATCAGTGACCCGAAGTACACGCTCATGGGTTCGACTTTCTTCAATACTCGCTACAAAGATTATCTCGGAGTTAAGACGCAGAAGAAAGCACCAATCGTTTACAACGGCGATGTGGCAAGATTGGAGTGGTAACTATGTTGACAACTATTTATCATGGGTATATCGGCTTCACAATGACGTTGTTCACTGTTGTCGGAGCACTTTCCGTGTGTGTTATCGCTTGCATTGTTCTTGCAATGCTTGCAAATACGCTTCAAGACCTTTTAATCGCGTTTAAAGATAACTGGGACGAGTACAGGTTCTTTATATACCATCAAGCTAACTTTGCGTTGTGGCTCGATTCTAATGGCTACAAGATGGAGTGGGACAAAGAACATGACAGGGCGAGGTGGGTAAAAGATGACAAGAAATGAAGCTGAACAGCTTGTGACAGCTAATCGCTTGCTTTACCCGCTGGATTTTTGCCGTTTCTCGGAAAATGACTTTGAGAGCCTTGCGATGCTGTATCATAAAGCTCTTGGAGCGTATGACTTTGAGAGAGTCAAATCTGCGCTTATAGAGTGTTCTAAGACTTGTCAGCATTGTATTAAGGTGAGCGATTTGTACGCAAAATTAACCCCTTTGCGTGGGCGTGACGCGCTTGCAATGCAACCATTGAAAAGGAGCGATGAAAAATGAAGTTCAACGGTGTTCCTATCAAATGCGGTGATTTGCATTTTTGGACTATGGTTAATAGAAATGGAGTTGGAAAGCCGCATAAACTTGAGAACTTCATGAACGCATTTCCAACGGCAAATATTCTGCAAGTAACCCAATATGTGGCTGCTTCTTGCCTATACACTACAATTTGGTTCGTTGATGAAAAGGAGACAAAATGACACCACTTGATTCCGAAACTGCGATGATTGGCTGTCTGCTGGTTCAGCCGTCAATCTGCTGCGATGACACTTTCTCCGAGTTAAGCGAAGTCATGTTCTCCGATGAGGGTTGCAGAGAAATTTTTAGAATCTGCAAAAATGCCTATCTGGATAAAAACGGCGCTTATGACATTGCAAGCATCGCTTCTAAGATGAACACAAATTGCAAGAAGCTGGCAATGAGATACGCGGAAACACTTCCGTCTGTTTCCAACTGGAAGTTATATATGCAGGGCGTGAAAGACGCTTATGTGACGCGGGAAGCAATCGCAAAGGCAAACGACCTGTTGAATGCCACAGCTTTCGGAAACCCTACCGTTGACGAGTTACAGGTTCTTGCAGAGAACATCATTAAACCGTTCAATGGAGTTAAGGAAGCGGAAAGCACAAACGCAAAGAGCGCAGTTGACATCTTTGAGCAGGAACAGAAACGCTCGCCGGAATACTTCAAGTTTGGCATTCCGACACTTGATGATTCCTCTTTTGTGGAAGCTGGCGACTTGGTCGTTATTGGTGGCAGACCGTCAGCCGGTAAAACTGCCGTTAGCATCAACTTCATGATGTACATGGCAAGAAAGCACAAGTGCGTATTCTTTAGCTTTGAGACACGCAAAGAGAAGATTATCGACAGAATGATTGCGGCTTACTGCGGGATTCCTCTCTCCAATATCAAGCGCAGATGCCTGACAGATGAAGATAAAAAGCGGTGGCTGGAAGCAAAAGCGGAGTTTGCTAAATTGGACTTAGAGATTGTGGAAGCTGCCGGTCACACCGTAAGATGGGTGCGCAATGAAGCAGTAAAGCGCGGTGCAGAAGTCATCTTTGTTGACTACCTTACAATCGTCAAATCGCATGGCAATGGCCGCTATGAAATGACGACAAATGCAATCAACGAACTGCACGTTATGGCGCAGAACGAGAAGATTGTCACAATCGTTCTCGCGCAGATTAACCGTCAAGCGGCAGCACAAGCGCCGACAGTGGCAGACTTGAAGGAATCGGGCGGCATAGAAGAAGCAAGCGACATGATTATTCTGTTGCACAACGGCTATGAAGATGGCTACAAGATGATTCTCGGCAAGAACAAAGAGGGTCACGTTGGTACAATCGACTGCGTGTTTGATTCCAAAAAGCAGACAATCAGAGAACTCGGAGTAGACGAAGATGGTTTTCAAGACTGCTCTGGTCAGCAGTTGCCGTTCTGAAAGGTGGTAAATGATGTTAAGTGCAACGCTTATTTTATTTGTGACGTGGATGTGGTTTAAGTCCGGGTTAAGCATTTGGTGTCTTGTTTTCGCATGGGTTCTGTGGTTGCTCGAGGAAAGCAAATGGTATGCGATAAAGACGAATCGCAAAGAGAAGAAATTTCTGAAAGATTCGCTTACTCGCAGTTATCGAAGAAAGCAAAAACAGGGGAAACTTGATGCAGAACAGGAACAAGAATAAGACACGCTCACAGATAGGGCGCACAAGCCGTACAAAGGGTAAAGTCGGAGAGCGGGAAGTTGCTCACCTGTTCATTGACAACGGCTTTCCAGACGCTCACAGAAGCGCACAGTGCAGAGGTAACAGCAAAGACGGTGAAGCAGATGTTGCCGGAACTCCGGGCATACACGTTGAAGTCAAGCGTGTAGAGAAGTTGAACTTAGAGAACGCAATGCAGCAGTCAATCAGGGACAGCGAATTGCAGAAAGATGGAATCCCGGTTGTGATTCATCGCAAGAATGGAGCTGAATGGCTGGTTACAATGAGATTTTCGGATTGGGTTGAGTGGTACAAACATGAATATTCAGAACAATGAGGAACGAAAATGCGGTTACTGCGGAACTTCGTACAGTCACATTATCTCGCGAGGGAAAATCATTCAACCGGCATGGTATCGTGACAAAAATTATGGATGGCTGTGCCGAACTTGCGAAAACAGAAAAGCAAAAACTGGCTCCGTTATTCCGTTGAGATACAAAAAGATTTCTGCTAAGTCAAAGTTAATGCAGGAAGCGAATATGGCTCTGTGCGGTACATGCTGGACTTGCAAGGATGTTGAAATTCACTTCAATCATTGCAGGAAGAAGGGCGAAGTTGAGCTAGACAATTACACGCTTGTATGCAAAGAGTGTGGTCGCAAAGTCATCTGGCAGAAATCAATCAAAGAGTTTTTGACTGCAAACATGATTCCGTGTGACTGCGAAATCGCTAAGTTCGCTTGTGTAAACGAAAATCGCACGAATCATGCAAATTGTGTGGCAGGTCAAGCAGTAATTCTAAAGGCAATCGCAGAGAATCCGAGTAAGAATTACTCTGAAATTGCAAAAATGTGTGGCGTGTCTCGGCAGAGAGTTTCACAGGTTAGAGAGAGTGCAAGAGCGTACTACGAAAAGAAGGTGATGAAGAATGGGCAGACCTAAGGGAAGTAAAAACAAAACTCCCGTGCGGACGTACAGGGATGAAAACAATAACTTGGTGTTAGCGAGTGAGCCTTTCGTGCCGAGTGAGCGATTCAAACAAGGTGAACCACCACCGCCGCCCTGCGAGGACAAGGGAAACATCAGAGCGCTGTTGCAAGGACTGTCAATCACACTGAAAAGCCCGGATAAAGTAACGGCTCAAAAGGTTCTTGACTGGGAAATCAGCTATCTAAATTATATTTACGACAGCGATGTCTACCTGATTCCTGATTATCTCGGCTGGTGCAGTTTTGTTGGCATAACTCGCAGACAGATGGATTACATCCAGTCTACAAAGATGCGCAAGGAATCAGTCATTGACGGAAATGGAGAGGAAATCTTTGCTTCTGCGTCCGAACTGGTTCAAAAGGCAAAAGATGACTTCATGGCTATTAAATCGCAGTTAGGATTGAGCGGAAAGATGCCGCCGCTTCTCTATGTCGGCATGATGAACAATGGCGGTGGCTGGTCTCAGAAACAGGAAATTCAAATTTCCACAACGAACAATCCTGTCGCAACTGCAAGCAACGCCGAGCTTGACAAAATCCTCGCAGACTATGAGCCGGATAAAAACAGCAAAACTATTGATGGAAATTTTCAAGAAATCACTTGACAAGCAGAATGTAATGTGATATAGTAAAGACACAGCGGGAAACAAGCAAATCACTTGAAAGCCTAATCGCTGTGATGAATACATAAAGGAGAATGCATTATGAACTTCAAGGAATTTAGCAAGGCTTTTTCGGAGTATTTCGATGAAAAGGGCAGCAATCGTAAACTCATCGCCTACATCGAAGATAGGGATTCCGACGACGTGCTTCTCGCAACGCGCTGCACGCAAGAGGAAGCAATGCAGATGATTTTCGTCATTACCCGCAAGTGCGGCATCACGCTCAAAGAACTGGCGTATATGTGCATCGCAATCGACAGCGACAAGGACTCAAGCAGGGCGCTTGAGGGCCTCATCAAGGAGAGCAACAAGCAGGAGCGGCTCAAGAAGGCAATCGCAAGCGTTGGGAAAGCAGATATTGCGTCTGATAACGCTAAAAGCAGCGATGAATCGCAGAAGTCACCGAGAGATGGCGAAGGCGATTTTGACAAGGACGAAATCGCAGATGTAATCAGCGCCGTCCTGATGGATGTGCTTAAATCGCTGGATGACTAATCGCTAAATCGCAATTAAGCAATCGCTAATCGCTAATCGCTATATAGCCCCACTGACCGGGAGACCGGCTAGCGGGGCTTTTTCTGTCCGGTGGCGCTCCCCTGCCCTGCCGCGCTGCCGCCCAGGTGATTTTCCCGTCAAAAAAATCGTTGAATCAATCAAAAACGCAGTCAATCAACGCAAAACAAAGTATATATAATATATAATATATGCTACATCTAACAATATGCCGCCACACGGTAGGGGGAGAGAATAGTGCATATTTGCGAGACAAATGTCCATAAAAAAGTTGTTGACAAAATTGCCAAACGGCGATATACTTAGGGTGTTCCAAGCGGAACGACACACAACACACACAACGCACACCAAAGGGAGAGCAACTATGGAAAGCATTATTTACAGAAACAAGAGAAACACTTATAGCGTTGACAACAGCGTTATCAAGGCGGCAGTCAACGAGGGCAAACCTGCGAGCGCCTATGTCGAGCGCATTATGTGCAGCCGTGACGGCAGACTTTTCGAGAAAGTTCCCAACGAACCGCGCTATACTTGCAATGGCGAGGTCATTGAGCGCGGGGTAAAAGAGGATTTGAAAGTCTGCATTAAAAATCTGAATGAGGCTATTGCCGAGTATGCAGACGAGCACGGCGCAGCGCGTAAAGAGCGCAACGAGGACGCGCACAAACCGCAACCAGCCGGAGCAATGCCCACAGCGCAAGCGGCAGACTTCACGGCGGCGGGTGCAGCGCTGGCGATGCTGGCGCAGATTAAAGAAGAACAGGTTTTTAACAAAGTCTGCGCCGACCTTGACGCTTTTATCTTTGAGAAATACGGCAAACTGCCGCAAAAGGAAATTGTGGTAAAGCTGCCCGACGGTAGTAAAAAGAGCGCTGGCGGCATCCAGCATGAAAAATTTGAGACTATCCTCAAATATTTGACTGCCGATGTGCCGGTATTCATGAATGGCGCGGCGGGCACTGGCAAGAGCAGCATTGCGAAAAATGCCGCTAAAGCGTTGAATCTTGACTTCTACTTCTCCGGTGCGGTAAATGATATTTACAAATTCACCGGATTCATCGACGCAAACGGTCATTACAGCAAGACGCAGTTTTATGACTTCTGCTGCAATGGTGGCGTGTTCTTCCTGGACGAGATGGACGCCAGCATTCCAGAGGTTCTTGTGGCGCTTAACGCTGCGATTGCAAACCGCTACTTTGACTTCCCTTGTGGCAAGGTTGAGTTAAACGAAAATTGCCGCTTTATCTGCGCAGGCAATACCTACGGCAACGGCGCCGATGCGCAGTACACCGGGCGCTACCAGCTGGACGCGGCGACTCTTGACCGCTTTGCAGTGGTGGAAATTGATTACAGTGACGATATTTTCAATGCAGTCACGAACGGAAACAAAGACCTGATTGCTTTTATCCGTAATTTGCGGAAAGCAGCGCAAACAGTCGGTGCAAACTTGATTCTTAGTTACCGCGCAGCGCAGAACGTAACCGCGATGGAGAGCGTCGGGCTATCTACTGCCGATTGTGTAAAACAGTGCATTGCGAAGGGCTTGAGCCGCGACACTGCACATATGATTGCGGAGCGTCTCAACGGTTCGGACAAGTACACGACAGCGTGGAAGGAGTTGTTTTAACTATGATTTATACGCAAAAGTTTGAGACTATGGACAGCTTTTTCAAGTTCATCACAACCGCGCATAATAATAAAGTCTTTGCGGACGAGCACAACAGTGACAGAAACTGCGAAAACTTTGCAGGCACAAAAAATTTTTCTGAAGCTGCGGAGCTTTTCCGCAATGGATGGGACGCAGGTCTTGAAAAAATCAAGGCAGGGAAGGGGGGAGACTTTGCAAGCCCAGCGCCTAGGGCGCTTGTGCGTAACTACTATGTCGGGGCTTGCCCCAACGTTCCCAGAGCTTTACAGGGCTTGCCCGACGCCATGCGGCAGGTTTACCGCCAGCCACAAAAGCAAAAGGTTATGACGGTCTTTATTGACATGTGCGTTTCCAGTATGCTGGACAAAGACAGGTATCAGAAAGTTGGCGGGTACATATATCAGGCAATCAAGGCGATAGAGGAGCAGGGGACGCGGGTAGAGATTATCACCGGTTTTGCGGATAGCATCGGCACGAACCGGAGAGCAGCAGAAGAGCTTATTATCTGCCCGGAAATAACGCTGAAAAAAGCCAGCGAGACACTTGACGCGGGGCGGTTATCCTTTGCGCTTGTTCATGTTGGTATGTTTCGACGCTTGTGTTTTAAGTATATCGAGACTTGCCCATGCGAGTTGCTGAACGGCAGCAGGGCAAGGGACTACACGCCAAGCGGTTACGGCATAGTTGCTATGGCGAACGAAGAAATTGCCGCAAAGGTTAAAAAGCACATGAAAAAAACTCATGAAAACGCGGTAGTTCTTTACATGAGCAAACTTGCTCAAAACAGAGAAATTACCAGCGGAGAAAAGCTGCTTGAACTGATTAAATCAGAGTTAAAGGGGAGCGCAGAGAAATGACAGAGAAAGAAATTATCCGAGCGGCGACGGAGTACAAGAAAAACAAGCGCCAGATTGAAGCGCTTGAGAAAGCAAACGAGCGCATTAAAGCGCTGCTTGTCGAAGAACTCAAGGAGAGGGGAGGTGATGACCCGCTTGTGGCAGGGCAGTATAAAATCAGCGAAAGCAGTGTAAAGCAGCAGAGGATTAACGCGGAGCGGCTGCGGCAGGAACTTCCCAGCGTATGGGAGGGTTTTGTGGTTGTCTCCACCTACAAAAGACTGAATATTAACTAGGGGGTGAGCAACATGGTTTTGTTTTTCACCTTGCTGATTCTTTTTGACAGATGGGCAGACCCGCCAGCGGCACGGAGAGCAAGGCGCAGGCGGCGCGGGCGATACATGTAAATTAAACCTTAAATCGGAGTAAAGGAGCAACAGCAATGAACTATCAGCAGACAGCAAGAGAGTTTGACGCGCTGGATGAGCGCAGCGAGGAAATCAGCGAGAGACTTGACGAGATTGAGGAAGAACTTGAATACGCGGAGCAGGGGACGGAGCGAGTATATGAACTGCTGGACGAGAAAGAAGAACTCGAACAGGAGCGGCAGGAGCTTGAGCAGCGTAAAGCGGAATTGACGACGGACGGCTTTACAAAATGGGATAATGGATTTTAAGCAGGGAAGGGGAATAGAAAAATGTTTGGTTTTATCGGCGCGGCGCTTGCTGGCGCTGTTATCGGTTGCGTTTTAGTTCTGACGGACTGAAAAGTAAATATCCTTTTGTGTGTGTGGTAAATATAGAGCAAGGCAGGGGAGAGCGCAAAAGCTTGAACCTGCCTTTGCTTTTTGTTATCGTATAGTGACTATCGTATAGGCAGTAGGGAATGGGAGCGGTCAATCGTTATATATAGCAATCGTATATAGTCAAGCGTATTATATCGTATCGTATATATAATATATATAAAGCCGACTAGTAAGACCGGACTAGCCAGCGGCTCAGCCCTGCCATGACATACTCAACCCGACAACGATGGTGTAGTGGAGTTATTGATTCTATAAAATTATGATTGATTCTATATAGATTATGATGTATTATATTATAATAATATTGATTATATATAAATATAATAATACTATAAATGGGATTATAATAATAATCCATAATTATGATATATATATCCATGTAATATAATTATATGCTATGATATAATATAGATACTTTGATATATATATATAGATAAGGAGGCAAGGACGTGGACATCCTGCAGAAGCATACGGCACAGTTTTTCGGCACTATGAAGCATGACATCAAGCGCAGCGGCAAGGTGATTTATACCGCGCGCGGAGTTGCTAACTCCGATTTGGGATTGTACGCCAACGGGCGGCAGGTGCAGCGCACCGTCAACTACAGCGCGCAACGCAATAGCAACATGAAGTTACTTGACAGGATTTTATACCGTTAAAATGACGGTATAACGATAAAAACACACCAAAAGGAGTAAATGACAATGAAGTACAAAACTACTAGAAAAGCGATTGTGAACGGCTGCGCAAACATTAAGTGCGCGGGCTTCTGCGACTTGCAGCACCTTTTGAAAAACCAAGAGCCGACAGCGTACACTTGCGGAGTCTACGGATGGAACTTTGACGTTTATGAAGTCTATGGCGTCACCATCTGCACCGGATACCGTGGAATGCCCGGCGAGCGCCTGCAAGGCATTGAGGAGTATGAGCACAAGGCGCAGACAGCAGGAACACCGGAGCGCGTGGAGCGGATTCTGCAAGAGTTCTGCAAGCTCAACGGGGGTGCGGTATGATTCTAGCGTTGTTTGCGGTTCGGTTGTTCCGGTGCTGGCTAGGTACTGGGCACGGATACCGCGCGAGATAAATAAGAGTTACGGAGGGCGTCCCGCGTGGGCGTCCTCTTTTTTGTGATTTTGTGTGATGATAGGGTAGGGGATGCCCTGGAAAATAGGGACAGCTATGGCGGTAGGGTAGGGGATAGGTTGCAAAAGTATTTGACTATTTGATTTAGGGCTTTTTGAGGTGTACCGCGTGAGAGCGGCAGAGATGGCGTTTTAAAGCGTTCTATTGTGCAGGTATAAACTTGTATTACTAGCACGAAATAACGCATTTTAGACGCGTTTCTGCCCGTGTTAGGGGCATTATAGGGCTTTTGCAGCATTGCAAGGGCACAAATCAGCGGTAAAGTGGGGCAAAACTGGCATAATTCGGAGTTATAAGGGCGCAGTAGGCGGCGACAGTCGGAGACAGCGAACCGGGGGGCGGGGGTCTGCAGGGCTGGCTGGCCCTATGTATTATCTCTCTCTAGAAATTTTAGATAAAAAGCCATATATATATAAAATAGCTATATCTCTTAAAAAATAAAAAGACTATCTATATCTAGTAATATATCTTCACTGCTTATAGTTATATATTATATATATATTCCCTTTCCTCTTTCTCCTTCCCCTTCCAACTCCGAGTTAGCGGCGCTCCCCATGCTTTGGTTGCAGTCCGATTTATGGTACTCCACCATTGCCGTTTTTAAAATCGCGCTAAAAACAAAAAAAGACCCCTGCGGTTTTATCCGCAAGAGCCTTGAGTTGGAAAAATCTCCAACCAGGATTGTTAGCATCTCCATTATACCACATTTCCGCTCTGATTGCAAGAAAAACACCCCCAGAGGTATTTTCCCAGAGAAAGGATATGATGGAAAACCAAGTGAATGTCTAAGTTTATTCGCCGTGTTTATGCTCCATAACGATGGGATATTCACGGCATTTGTTGTGCATAGTGGCATCGTTTTTGCCAGCAATGAAACATAGAATCATGATGATTACGACTGCTGCACCTCTAATTTCAAATTAAGCCCACACGCAGGTCTTGCTCCTGACTACTCTCCGTTGCTTCGGAACGAGCAGCCCTTGTCCATTATGCCGACATCTACGCTATCTGTTCGCCACAATCACAATGGAACTTAGCGGAACCGTTGGTATTGCCGACTTCCACGGCAAGGCTCACCCTGTATTACAGAATCCGCCACATGGCACGCACTGTTAGTAGGCGCGTGGCGGTTGCCTAGCTGGGAACAGAATGCGCCCATTTACCAGCATCATCGGCCTTGGTGCTGAATCGGGGACTCAAACCCCGAGCCGTCTGATTACAAAACAGATACTCTACCAGTTGAGCTAATCCAGCATGTGCGGCTTGCCGTTTGCACGACCATTGTCATCATTTGTGAGGTATACCGCACACTCTCACACAGACCGGGCGCTACCCGGCCATCTGGCGCAGAACAGAGGACGCGAACCCCATCGCTTTTGGCGACACTCGGTTTTCAAGACCGTTCCCGCACCTTACGGGTTTATTCTGCATAAGAATGACCGCTTATAACTCACAATTAAGCAATGCCCAAGTTGCATAACTGCTATAAGTCTGCGGTCTTAACTTTAAGCTGTGACTTTTTGGGAGAAAAGACATGCTAAGCCCCTTTCCGAGGCTCGTGGCGGTTTCTGATGGATTTGCACCATCATCTGTTGCCATGGACAACTGCTTTGCTTAAACTAAGAAACCATAATAGCCGACTGCTGTTTGAAACCCATCGGCTGAATAAGCATCTCGGGTCGGTAATCGGGGAAAAATCGCAAGCCCAATCACGCCAAAAGGAGGTATACTATGGACACAGCCCATACCATACGGTGGTTGCGGGTGCTGGATTTGAACCAACGAATATCGCAGTCAAAGTGCGATGCCTTGCCGCTTGGCTAACCCGCAATATAATGCCCGCTGGTATTCAAGTAATCATTGAACCATCACAGGCAAAATCTGTTGTGCCTTGCTCTAATGGCTTTAGCGTATTCCCAACAGCAGGAAATCTGTGCTTTAAGACTTGGAACTCACACAGCAGTTCGTCCCCGGATGAAGCAATCGTTCAAATGGCTTCCCTGTTGGATTGTCTTTATTATAGCACACTTAACGTTGCATTGCAATGGACTTTTGTTGCAAAACTGATTATTTTTTGCCGATTCTGATTGCAATTCCTGTCAGCATACCAAAGACAAGTATCACAAGCATAACAGGCCAAATCAGAATTACAAGCGTGACAACATTGTTTTCATATTTGTCTGCATCATCACCGAGAATCGCAATACAAACCCCAGCAATCACAGTCCCGGCAACCAAGTACATGAACACAAACCACAGGATTCTGAAAATCATGAACTCACCCCTTTGCCGTCAGATTCTTGATGCTTTCCGTGAGCATCTTGTTCATAGCTTTCAGCATTGCGATTTCCTTGTTCGCGGATTCAAGCTGTTGCTCGTAATACTCCACCATTACGGAGTTTGCAATGCTGTCCGCTTCCTGCCTTTCCAGCGCTTGCACGGCCTTGTCTGCCGCGATTGTATCTTCACCCACGCTGCGGCTGAAATCGCCGTCACAAGCCTTGCAGATGTCCGCTAGAGCACAATGCTTGGCGCACTCGTCGCAACCATACTTGGACATCGTGAACTGGCAGTGTGATTCTGCCATCTTCTCATTCTGTGTCATCGGTGTCATTTGCTTTTCACCTCGCAATTCCCATTGCACTTGCCGTAAACCTCGCTTAGCAGCGGGTGCTTTCCGCAGCTTTTCCGCTCCGTGCAGAACGGATAACTCGGATTTACCTCGCACTTAGGAACCATCATCTCTGCAATTTCGGGAGAAACCTGTTTGACTTCTTCCTTCATCTTGCCAAACATCGTTCTGATTTCCTCTTGCGCTCTGTTGCACAGACGCAAATGACTTGCTTCAATCAGCGCTCGTGCGTTCATTGACATATACAGTTCCGTTTCTGCTGCGTTTGGAAGAACCATCCGTGCATCTTCCTTAGCCATGCCAGACGAAGTCAAAAATGCGTACTTGTCGATTGAATCGCTGTAAGATTGCATGAGGATGTCATACTGTTCTTCTGTGACCGTTGGCGGAATAATGCACCCGATTGTGCTTTCATTGCAATAGCGTTGACTACGCACGGAAAAGCTGAAATGCCGATGTCTTGTAAGTTGCGCAAGGCAAGCGCGGCTGATTTCTGCCACACGGAATGTGAAGTATGCGTGTTCAAACACGCTCATGTGCCTTGTTTTTGCACAGCCCTTGGCAATGCGGTATCCATGAAAATCAGGCTCACTGTCATAGCAGACGCTCGCGCACTGCTCAACAACTTTCATCGGATTGTACTTGTATCTCTCGTTTGCTGGCGTAGAATACGCAATAAGTTCAACTTGCATTATTTATCCCCCTTTTCTGACGCAAGGCGTTCTTCTTCGTCCTCAACTGCGAAATGAATGTAAGTCAGCGCTTTCTTGAGGTCTTTCAGCGTTGTTTCGCCCTGCTTGTTTCCGCGGCGCTCAATGTATTTCAAAGCGGTGCCGAGATTCCAGTCAAGACCCCATGCCTTGATGACCTTGCGCGGCTCGTAAGCGGAATCCGGGTTATAATAGCCGGGACGAATCATCAGGCCATCGTCTGCCTTTTTGACTTCCTTGCCGCCAATAGACTTTGACGCGGAAACGACCTTGCAAACCACCTTTCGCCCAGTCTCTCTACCATGGTCATCAATCTCGCGCAAAGCTACCATTTTGTCAGCGCCAGCAAAAAGCTCTGCAAAGTCTTTAGCAGTAATCGTAAGTTCTTTCATCTTTAATTCTCCATTTCTTTCGCAACTTTTCCAAACAGTTCAAACTGTTCGTGCATTATTATTTTCCCGTAGAACCAAAGCCAGCCGAACCGCGCTCTGACTTTTCAAAGCACTCCTGCGTGTCAATTAGCTCTAAGTTAAACTTAGCAATCGGCAGAATAACCATCTGCGTGATTTTATCGCCACGGCTGAACACATAATCCTCGTCGCTGTGATTGTACAGCTTAACGCGAATGCTGCCGTCATAGAGCGCATCCACAACGCCAGTTGCGGTCAAACCGGCATTTACGTTCAGACCGCTCTTTGACTTGATAAAGCCAACATTCCCTACAGGAATCTGCACATGAACACCAGTGTCAACTGTGTAATCACCATGCGCCGGGACGATAAACGCCACCGGTGTGCGCAAATCCATTCCCGCGTCTGCATCGTGAGCGTATGTCGGCATATATGCGCCAACATCAAGAAAAACTTTCATTTGTCTGCTCCCTTTCGTTTAAAAAATAGTTGATTCGTTTTTCTGTATGTTTCAGAACTGCGATTTTCTACTTTGTCTAGGTTCTGTACAGCAACATCGTAGTGGAACTTGCACAACTTTGAGTTAGCGTAAGTAGGCTTCCCGCATCTTGCGCACATTCCTTGTTCTCCATAAAGAACGATTGGAATTTCTTTTGATTCGTTATACTTTTTCTTGCGCCTTGCGTTTATTTTTGCTCTGCAAACGTCGCATATCTGATATTCGCCCGTTTTCCGCTTCCCGCACTGCGTACATATACCTTGCTCTATCAGGTCTAAGCGGCGTTGTGCGCGTTTGTTTTTCTGTTCGGCAACTTTATCAGCTGTGATATTTCTCGGCTTTTTAGACCGCTCTCTGTCGGCCATACGGCATTGTAGACAGGTAGCATAGCCTTCATCAGCTTTTTGTTTGCAACAGACAACGCAAATTCCGTTTTTCTTGGCCCATTCCCGTGTTTCTTTGTTGTACTTCCTGTGGTACGCCAGTCGCTTTTCCGTGTTGGCATAAGGCATCACTTGTCACCGTCCAAGAAATCCATCATGTGCTGAATTGCGTAGTTCACATTCTTGGCTTTGTCTTTGTCGTAACTCCAACTTAGCCACTTTTTGATGTTGTCTTTACCCTCGACTGTGTAAGCACCGTCATCGTAGGATATAAACCGAGTTCCAGCGCTCGCATCAAACGCAATTCTATTTGCTTTGCCGTCTTTCACGAAGTAAATCAGACCTGTTTCATCGCCAGAAATGATTGTGACATCAATCTTGGTGATAAATCCGTCAATGTCAGGGAACATTTTCTTCCTGCCTTTGTAATCATACGCAAAGAAGTCAGCCTTGATTCCAGATATGTCTATTTCTTCATACTTACTGTCTCCGTAGTAATCTTCTCCGTGTTTTTTCGATTTTTTCTGTGGCGCTTTCTTTTTGCCGCTATTTCCCTCGACATAAGCCTTGTAGTCGTGAAATTCTTCAAAACAACTTATGCTCCAAATAAATCCATTATACGTTGGATTGGGAAACGCCAATGTGTAAACGGTATCTTCTCCTTCTGGATAAATACTTGTAATTTTACCAACTTCACCCGCCATACTAACCATATTTCTTGTTACTAAAGGCGATTTTATTTTTCGGCCATTCACAGTAGACCATATATACCCGCTTTTATCGCGCCTTTTCGCAATATCGCGCCTAACGGTTACAGTATCTCCGACCTTGAGAGGAAAAGACGGGGAAGATTCTGTCCCACTCTTTGCATTTGCTTCCTTTTTGTCTCTCCAAGCGTTAAATCCATCAAACATTGAAATATCCCATTGCCACCCATAATTCGCGTCAGTAACAGCCAGATTGTAAACGTAACCGCCTACAATGCGCTCATTTGGTAAAGCCTCTGTAATAGTAGCAATACAGCCGCTAAATTTCTCCATTTGATGCGCAACACCAGCACTTTCGAACTCCGTGCCGCAAATGCAAAATTTGTCAAAGCATTCTTTTAAATCTTTGCGGATTAAAACTTTTTGACCGACTTTCAGCGGTAATTCCCACTTAGCGCCATCGACTTCAACAGAATTGTCGGAATTGCCTTCTTCCACTTTTTCAAGCAGCGCGTGTTTCCAAAGCCACTCAGAATAGCTTTCGTTGATTTTAAGTCTGTACACAGTGCTTAAAAGAGGCGCTCCGTCCTGGCCCGGAATAATTTCTGTCACTTCTGCTGTTTTACCGGCACTCACAACCATGCCATAATTGATTCCATAGAGCGATTTCTCGGATGTTTGAATTTTGTTTGGAAATATTCTCGTATATCTATAAATATCGGCTCTCTTTAATTCAGCTAAATCTTTAATGTCTTGCCTTATTCTGACTTTATCTCCGACCTTGAAAAGTCTGCAATTGCAATTTTTGAGTAGTTCTTCCATGTCAAATCTCCTTTCTCTGTCTCTGGTATGATTATACCGCGTCTCTCGCAGTATGTGAATGGACAGATGTTGCAAATTATGGATTATTTGTTTGAAAGTGCAGAATACAAAAGCGCCCCGTCAAGAGAAGTAATTAGTGCAATCGCGGCAATCACAATAATGAGTATTAGGCACTTACTCGCCACTTCTTCCTTGTCTACATCGTCTACATCTCCCGAGTTTGAAAGAAAAGTGAGGAAAAGCAAGTCAACAAGCCCAGCTATAATACAGTTTAAAAATACAATCATGCCGACATACGCAATCATTTTGAAGATTTCAGCGCTCATTCAAAAATCTCCTTTGCTTTAGCTTCCCGGCGCTCGCTTGGAGTACCCGGATTCCAGTTGTTTGCATAACCTTTGATTACATTCTGCCACACATAGCCTTCACCGCCCCGCGCAGGCATCCAGAAACGGTCTGCGCAGTTATCGCAAATATTTTTCCACGCTTCAAGAAACTTGCTTAAATAGGCTTCTCTCGCGCTCTCACGGTATAGTGCATTGTCGAGCCAATAGTTAAACGCTCCTTCCATTGTGAGAGTAGCAACTCCGTGGTCTGTGCCACATTGCATCGAAAATGGTACATCATCTATAATCGCCATGCCGTATGCCTTGCCAAGAAGCGCTGCTCTCAACAATTTGATGCCCTTATCATCATCCATATCTGTTAAATTTTTAACAAGCGGCTTTTTCTTTACAATGCCTGCGGCGCTGTTTTCCTCGCTATCGCTCGTAGGCTGACAGGGAAAAGTAAATGGGTCATTCCCTGTTATTTCTCTGCTAATATCCCAAAGAGATTTTGTTTTTTCATTTCTCACCGATTCCGCAGGAATTGGTGCATCGCTTGCGTACAAATCGGTTTGTTGAGAAATATTAGCTCTAATCTTACTATTATCTAACTTACTATTTTTGGTTGGTAGTTGACTACCAACCCCGTTGTTCCTCGAGGGACAACCCCCATCTGCTGTTTCAAGCAAAGAAAAATACTTCTTCGTCAGATGAATATATGTGTAAGTTCCGAATTCGTCTTTCTCTACAAGCATTTTAACAAGTCCGAAGTGCTCAATTTTCTTAAATCTTGCGGCAACGGCTCTTTTGGTTGTGTTCAGAATCGGCAAATCTTCCACGATTTTCTTGTAGCTGATATATGCGTATTCTTCATCATTTACCTTTTTCTTGTTCATTCTGGGATAAAAGTGCAATAGCCATTGAAGAATAAGCGTGTCAGCCGCGTCAATTCTAACTTCGTGCGGTTTTTTGTCTTTGCCAATCATAACGTCAACCATGCACGCAAGTTCTTCTTGCGGAAAACCATTTACGAATTTCATCATGTTGATATATCTCCAAATAGTCAAAAAAGCCATTACTGGACGCAAATGCGGTACGCCCCGTAATGACTTCTTTGATAGATTCTATTCAGTTTTTGCGGCCTTGTTCAGACCGCATTTCCGAACAGAACCAATATCTGTATTATAGCAGATGGAAACGGAAAAGTCAATAGGCTTAAAAAGGTCTTTTAAATGCTTGCACTTTTGCAGCGTTTAGCGTTGAAACCATATTTTCAAGCATTGACACGGCGTCAGGCGCGTCATCATGCTGATTTCTGGAAAGTTGACTGTAAGACCAAATATTGCGCAGGAATTGGGCATATTCGCAGCCAGCGTCCATGTAGTTCGGGTTTTTAAACCAGAAATGGTTTCTGATGTTGTCAGACGCAACAATGATTTTTGTTTGCTTGTTCGCGGTTGTCCGTTTTGTTCTGACGCTGGTTCTTCCATTCATTTTGCTTATCTGTGCTTCTACCTTTTCCGCAAATAGCAGACCGTTGGCATTGGATTCCACTTGGCAAATCTTAACTCCATACTTAACGCACATAGAGCCGCATTTAGGCGCGTTTACTTCCGGCAATGCTTGCGAGAATACAACATCTTCAACATATACTTCCGTTCCGCTTATAAACCCAACAGGCATACAAGTGTAGTCTCCCTTTCCTTCTGACGGGTCAACAACGGAAATAATAGCGTCCCACTCCAAGTCTGGCAATTTGTCGTAATACTGCAAGTCGTTTCTTCCAAAGACAGCGCCTTTTTCTTCGATTGGGCGTTGCTGATATTCGCTTTCCCATTGTATATCAGCAAGCATTTTTCTTTCGTTTCTATAATACGCTGTACTAAATCCAAGCCCATACTTGTAGCAAAAATTGGATTCATCTGTTTTGGGGTTAAGAGCTGGGACTTCTACGACCTTCGTTCTCCATCCCATCTGCGGTGCGATTGCTTGCAGTCTGCCTATCGGGTCATTGATGCTGAATCTCGTTCCCTGTGCGATGATTGGGACACCTTCTTTCCGGCGTCCGAGCAAATCATCTGAAACTCTCGCCCAAAGGCCGTTTAATCTCTCAATGTTTCGCGCTTCTTCCTGCGATTCTACGGCATCGTCTATATAAAGAATATTTGAAGCCTCGACTACACCCGTAACTTGTCCGCTAAGCGACTTGCAAACAATCGTGCTAAAGCGTTTCTTTGAGCACAAATCTATTGTGTGCTGGTCAGCGTTCGTGTTTGAAACAGTACAGCCCGGGAAAACATCCCAATAATTATAAGTTGCTTTGTCCTGCATAATGTTGAGACATTCATCGTAAAATGACTTAACCAGAGCATCACCTCGACCTGCCAGCAAGCAAGACTTATCGGGATAGAGACCGGCACGCCAGATGACGAACATCAAGCCCAAAGTCGTGTTGTGGGTAACAATAAAATCATCTGTAACGTACAGCCCGCTTTCATCATCAATGGAAATGCAGATGCACTCTTGCTCACCGATGTACTTATACTTACGCATATAGTTTCTAAGAACTGGTCTGCGAACATTGTAGTATTTTGCGTGTTTTTCGGAAGAAAACGGAACAAAACCGCTCGCGAAAGAGATTGCCATTCTGTAATACTTGCGCGTGTATACTCTCTCTCCGTTTTTTGTGTAGTGACCTTGTTTCACTTTGTAGGTGATTCTTCCACCAAGGGAGCGAACAAGAAACTCCACATCTTTTGCAAGCTGTTCTGACGTTGTTGTGTATTCTATTTGATTAGAGCATCCGTTTTTTGTGCTGCGTACTGCGTGTCCATCTGTGTCTATAAGACCTCTAAGAAGTTCTGTTCGGCTTTCTACGTCTGCGAATAAATATTCTTTAGGGATAAATTTGTCGTATGAATGGCGGCTCATCAGACCGATTGCCTTTAACTTATCTCTCAATGCGGTTCCGTTTACTCTGTAATCGCAGTGACCATTGTTATTTGCGGTTGATTTTACAAGACTGCATCCGTCAGGAAGTTCTTTGGCAAACCGTTCGAGCAAATCTTGCTCTGTATTGCTAAATCTAACACCGTTCTGACTGGTTGTGCCGTCACCGATTACCGCGCCGAGAAGCCAAGGCTTGATTGGCAACTTTGAGTTACGCTCAAACTCTATTGGTTTCACATATTGGACGGAATAATTTGAATGTTTGTCGTTACCACGGAAGAAATGCGGAATCATATCCGCGAACTTCATTGTGCGCGTTTTTGTTCCCCAATGTTCTCTATCTTCCTCTGTTTGCACAGTCCAAAGATGGTCAAACGAACAATGCGTTTTGCAACCGCCGTCAAATTCGACTTCATACATAGGAACTTTGCCGCGATGGAACACGCCGTTTACAGTCGTTACAGTGCCGTTGGCACAGATGACTTTATCGCCTTCTTTGATTTGACCATAAGTAGTCCAACCAGTAGGAGTAAGAATCTTATCATTCGGCATACCGCCTTTGCCCGTTCGCTTAGGCTGACTAACTGTAAGCAAGTCAATCTTTCCGTCTGCTACGTCTTGGAACCCTTCAACGATAGTTTTTAACTGGCTCTTTCTTGGCGCGTAGAAACGCTTATCCGGCCTGCGGTCAAACTCCAAGTATAGCATAAAACTGTCAAAATATTTATGAGCCAAAAACAGAAGCGAACTCTTAGTTAGGACAAGCCACTTTCGTTTGTCGTCAATGTCTCGCGCATTTGCCACGTTGAACAGGCAGGCGTTGTAAACTTCCATGCCTTTCTTAAAGGCATACTCTGCTTCTACTGTTTTTGTTTCATAACTGCCATCATCTTTTGCGGTTGCGTTTGCACAGGCAGAAAGCAATGCTTCCGCAAGGCGAATGTCTTTCGGGTTCTCTTTCAGCAATTTGGAGAACGAAGCAATTCGCTTATGGTCGTTAATCTGTTGTTGTCTTTGCATTTGCAACCACCTCTTTAGGAACTTGAATCAGTTTTCCGCAATGCGGACAAGCTATAAACAGCTTTTCGCCACGGTAAAGAATCCATTGTTTTACTTCTTCCTCAATGAACCAGTAGTTACCTCTAACTCCATGCCTTGGCATACCCATTGCAACATACTTGCTAATTGTGGTGCTTGAGCCGTAGCCTTTGAAGGTTAATTCTTTAGCTGTGAGTGGCCTAACTTCCACTTTGTCAACCCCCTTTCTATGATGTTTATGGCTTAATTATAACTTATGACGGCAACTTTTTCAAGCGTGAAAGCAAACTACGGCAAGATTGTTGCGCGTAGGCCGAAAATAAATTATTATGTAAACAAGCAAATGGGGGTGAACTAATGCTTAATAAAGGCCGAAATAGAATCTATTCTTCTTATGAACCAGATGAGATTGACGCTGTTTCAGTTGCCCGGATTCTGGCTGATGCGATTCCTGTTCACCTTAACAATGCTCAAGACATTGACTATTTGCATAATTATACAAAGGGTATTCAGCCTGTACTTAACCGCACGAAGGAAGTGCGCCCGGAAATCAACAATAAAATTGTTGAGAACCATGCGTATGAGATTGTTGAGTTTAAGACCGGCTATTGTTTTGGCTCTCCTGTAACCTATGTTGCAAGGGCTAAAAGCGATGATAATGTTCAGACGGCAGATTATACTACCGACAAAAAAGAACCGTCAGAACAGTCCTCTAAGCTGCGCAAACGCGGCAATGAGGATAAGGTGAACAAGCTGAATACGCTTTGCCTTAACGATGACAAGCCGAATACAGACAGAGAGCTTGCTGACTGGATTTTTGAGTGCGGCGTTGGCTATAAAGCTACATTCCCGCTTTCCGCTTCTGCGATGCGTAGAAAGGAAAAGTCTGCACCACCGTTCCACACATCTGTGCTAGACCCACGAAACACCTTCTGCGTGTACAGCACAAACATGGAGCACTCAAAACTGCTAAGTTGCAGTTATCACAGGAAGCACGGCTCTGGTCAAATTGACACGGTTGAAATCGTTGCCTATACGGATGATAACGTGTACACGACATCGCTTCCGTATTCAATGCCCGTTGCTGATGACAGTGACCAGTCAACATCTTGGATGGACATTGTTGTCAGTGGGACAACCCAATTTGAAGTTGCGCCCAATCCTATGGGGATTAACCCGATTGTTGAATACGACGCTAACACTTCACGATTGGGTTCTTTTGAGCCTGTTATCGAACTTCTCGATGCGCTGAACGAAACAGTTTCAAACCGCGTTGATGGTGTAGAGCAGTTTGTGCAGAGCTTCATCAAGTTCATTAACTGCGACATTGACGAAGATACCTTTAAGGCGATGAAAGAACTTGGCGCTATCAAGGTTCAGTCAAATGGTCAGTACACTGCGGATGTTGACATTATCACAAGCGAACTGAATCAAGACCAGACACAGACGCTTGTCGAGGATATGTACAACAAGGTTCTTGCCATTGCTGGTGTGCCTGATAGACGCGCTTCCGCTGGCGGTAACACTGGTCAAGCACTTATTATCGGTCAAGGTTGGACAAATGCAGAGAGCCGCGCATTGAGCTTTGAGAAGATGTTCTTCAAGAGCGAGCGCGAAACCATTCTTGTCACCTTGAAGATTCTGCAAAGCTATCCGCAATTCAAAGTTACAGGCCTTGAAACAGCAGATATTGACATCAAGTTTACTCGGAACAGAACCGACAATCTGCTGAACAAGAGCCAAGTGCTTTTGAATCTGCTTCAAGCTGGCGTACACCCGCTTGGTGCTATTTCTCTTAGCGACATCACCAGCGACCCGGAGAACCTTTATGCAATGAGCGAGGAATTTATTATTCCCAAGTGGAAAGTAGATAACACGCAGCAAGAGGAACGCACCGGAACTGATGACATGACAAATAAGAAGCAGGACGCTGACAGCGCACAGAACGCACAGCGCAATGCTAAAGCTAATGATACGACAACTTCTGGCGATAACAACGCACAGAACGATGCAATCAACAAGGCTAAGTCAGAGTAATTCTGATTTAATATATTTCGCCTATCTTGCTGGCGCTTAACTGCAAGATGCTGTGGATTCACAACACGTTTAAACAGTGGAAAGGAAAACTCTTATGGCATTTGACTTTACCGCAATCTTTGGCGACGCAGAGAGCATGACCAAAGAGCAACTTGAAACCGCGCTTCAACAAAAGGGCATTAAGCTGGCAGACCTCGGCACTGGCAAGTATGTTGACGCTGGCAAGTATCAGAACGCTGTATCTGAACTAGACCAACTGAAACAGAACAAAATGACCGATGCAGAGAAGCAAGCCGCTGACATTGCTGCTATCAAGGCACAAAACGCAGCGCTCATGAAAGACCGGCGCAAGAGTAAGATTGAATCTGAACTTGCGAAGAACGGCATTAAAACAGATGGGTATTCCAAGCTGATTGACAAGTTCTCCGACATGGAAGATGAAGATGCGATGGCTGGCGCTCAAACCATCATCGACACCTACAACGCCGAGAAGGAGAGCATCACAACTCAAATTCGGCAGGAACTCATGCAAGGCATGAAACAACCCTCTGGTGGCGGTTCTGGCGATGGTCAGAAAGAGTTCTCCAAGATGACCATGCAGGAACGGATGGAGCTTAAACAGAAAAACCCGGAACTGTACAAAGCCGAATCCGCGAAATTGGCGAAACACTTCTAAATCTAAGTTAAAGAGAGGAATCAGACAATGGCTGTTACTGGTACTTTTGGTGGTTTCTACTTCGACCCCGATGTTTTCACTGATTACATCCAAGAGGTAGACCCAGTACACACTTCAATTATCAACTCTGGCGTTCTGCGCGTGTCTCCCGACATTTCCGCAGCTCTGACCGACAAGAACAATGTTTTCACTGTTCCTAACTACGCGCCCCTGTCCGGCGATGCTAAGAACTATGACGGCGAGACTGACAACACCCCTGCTGTGGTTTCTTCTAGCAAGCAGACCGGCATGGCGTTCCGCCGCATGGCCGCTTGGAAAGACCAAGACTTCACTCGTGAGCTGACCGGCGCTGACCCTCTGGGCGATGTTGCTCGCAAGGTTGCTTACTACCAGCAGAAGAACAACCAGAAAGAGTTGCTGTCCATTGTTAACGGCGTTCTGGGCGTTTCCAGCATGAGCACTCACGTCAAGGACATTTCCGCAAGCAAGGGTAGCCAGGCCACTGCCACTGCCACTGCCGAGAACCGCCTTTCTGGCGATACTTTCCTTGATGCTGCGCAGGAAGCTCTGGGCGACAACTTCGATGACCTGACCATGGTTGCTATGCACTCTCGCGTGTACACTAACCTGCTGAAACTGCAACTGGTCAACAACATCGCTACTACTCCCGGTGCTTATAGCCGTGGCGTTCAGTTCGGTCTGCTGCTGAACAAGTATCTGGTTATGGTCGATGACAGTCTGACAACTGGCACTAAGGACGGCCTGACCACATACAACACCTACCTGCTTGGTGAGGGCGCTATTGCCACTGCTCGGAATGTCCGCATTGACCGTCCAAGCTATGTCGATTACGACCCCGAGAGCAAGGGCGGCGTGAACAAGCTGTACAGCAAGTGGGGTATGGCTCTGCATCCGCTGGGCATGTCTATTGACACAGCCAAGATTGTAAAGAACTCTCCCACCCGTACAGAGCTTGGCACTGCTTCTAACTGGACTAAGGTTTGGGACGCAAAGAACATCAAGCTGGCTAAGATTGTCTCTAACGGCTAATCTAAGTCGGAACTAAGGAGTGAGAACAGAGTTATGGAAGAAAAACTTCAACAGTTGAAAATCATGCTCGGCATTGATGGCACAGACGAAGATGAACTCCTAATTCTGTTGCTCACTCAAGCTGGCGAGAAAATCGTCTGTACGGTATATCCATATCAAGACACGTCTAATATTGAAGTACCGTACAGATACGGTTTCTTGCAACTTGAAGTTGCGGAGCGTATGTACAACTTGAGAGGTGCGGAAGGCGAGAAAGAACACATCGAGAACGGAGTTCATCGTACTTATGAAAGCATCGAGGACTTAATTAGAAACAACGTTGTGGCCTTTTGCGGCGTTCCTAAGGTGAAAACAGATGCGCAGTCTTGAAAAGAACAAGCGTAGCGTCTGGTTCTCCAATCCTGTTGTGTCTGGCGAAGATGAAACGGGCAACGATGTATTAACATACAGCGACCCGATTCACGCCATGCTCAACATCTCCGCGCCAACAGGCTACGCATACGGAACAGAAAACGGCATGTGGCTTGGTTATGATTATGTCATAACTGTGACTTACAAAGAGTTTGGGTTACTGAACTTTGTAGAGGGGAAAACCCTTGTATGGCACAATAAGACACCGCAGGATGGCTCTGCCAACTTGATTGTTGACAGAGTTGCGGATAGCATAAATCAAGTCAGAATCGGTTTGAAGCATAGGTGATTCCAATGCCTAGTGTAAGGCGAGTATGGCTCGGAGCAAAGGGCATAAAAGAGCTTGTAAAACAATATGACATCTTAGCGAAGGATATTCAGAAATACACTGAATCCGCGCATGATTATGTTGTAGAACGCGCTAAAGCTGAATACTCCGCCAGGCTTGCGGACGCAGATGGAGTGGACGTTGAGTGGCAGTCAACTGGTAAGAGTTACCGCGCACGAATTTACAACCACGACATTAACGCAAAGTTTGTTGAGTATGGCACTGGTCTTAACGGTGTTGGTACATTCCCCGGTGGAAATCCGAACCCAGAGGGCGGTACTTGGAATTACAATTCCGGCAAACACTCCGGCAAGGACGAATATATTACAATGCAGAATGGAAAGATACTGCACGTTCCTTACGGACAGTGGATTCCACCCGGGGATATGCCATACACAGACCCCAAAACAGGTCAAAAGCACATTTTCACTTGCGGCCAAAAGGCTCAAGCGCCTATGTATCTGACCGTTCAAGAAGTCAAGAAAAATATGCCTACATGGGTTCGCACATCTTTTGCACAACATGGAATCCAGCTAAAGGAGAAATAAGGTGGATATTAAGAATTATGAAATTGATATTCGTAAGTATCTTCTCTCGAAGCTGAAAGGCGAAGTTAGCGGTATTCGGGTTTATGCTGGTGCAAACACTGGCGACCCGCATTATCCAGCTGTTATTGTCACGCAGACAGACGGCAGTGCGCTAAGTTCTACTTATGATTCTGCCGGTTGGCATCATGTACGTTATGCGTTTGATGTGAATGTATACACGCAAGGCGAGAATGACCGAGAAAGCGCCGCTTCTATCGCAAATCTTGCAGCTAACGCAATGCAGGAACTAGGGTTTCAAATGGATTCCCATGACCCAAACATGGGCGATAAGACGCAGAAATATCAACGTGTAGTTATGCGTTTTACTGCCATCATTAACACTGAAACAGATACAACTTACAGGGGGTAAAATTAAATGGCTATTTCAAGCTATAATGTAATTCTCAAGACCTCTGATAAAGCCGCTGGCACTTATGCCAAGCTGATTGACATCAAGGATTTTCCCGACCTTGGCTCTGCCCCTGACACTATCGAAGTCACTACTCTTAGTGACAAGATGAAGCGGTACATTCAAGGTCTGCAAGACACTGGTAGTTTTGAGTTTACTTACAACTACACTAAGGCTGACTTCACAAAGGTCAAGGCTCTCAATGATAATGCAAAGCATTTCTTTGAACTGGACTTCGGCAATGACGGTGCTGGCGGCGAGGGTTCTTTCTACTTCTCCGGTCAGGTTTCCACTTATGTCTCCGGTGCTGGCACTGGCGCAGCTGTGGAAGCTAAGATTATCGTCACTTGCGATTCCGAGGTCAAGACCGAAAAACCGTCTGCTTAACTAACAGCAAGGCGCTCTCCTGCGGAGTATGGGGAAGTTCCCCTACTCCGTGCCTTGCGCCCTTTATTGGGCGAGGTGGGAGCGCCAAACTATAAAGCCTAACTCATAGTTAAAGGAGAGCAATTATGAAAATTAACGGCAAAGACTTTTCCGTAATGGAAGTCACATTCAATCATGTTTGCGCACTTGAGGACATGGGCATCGACCTTGGCTCAAGTGGCAAAACTCTGTCTACGCTTCGCGCTTTCGTTGCGCTGGCTCTGGACGAGACTGTTGAGGAAGCTGGTGTTGACATTGGGAAGTACGTCGAGGAAGGGAACGACCTCAAGGAACTTGTCAGCGTTATGACTGAATCAATGGAGAAAAGTGGTTTTTTTCGCGCTCTCGCCAAGAAAGCAGACACGGGGAAAGCAACTGTGCAGAAAGTTCCCGAAAAGAAAGCGTAAAATACAAAAATATGCGCGATGCCATCTATAAAGGGTGGCTACCGCAAGCATTGGCAATGGGGGTTGGGTATGACACATTCTGGTCGCTCAACCCATTTTTGTTGCAACCTTTTTATGACGCTTTCAAGATAAAAACCGACCTGACGCTTGAAACGAACAATGTCTCCGCATGGCTTAACGGAGCGTATGTTCTTCGCGCTCTCGGTGCTTCTTTTGGCAAGACGGCATATCCAGACAAGCCCACAGAATTGAATTTGACTTCCAAGCCAGAGCAAGAAAAAACAGCTAGAATGAACGCGGATGCCGCTAAATTCTATGCTTGGTCTTTGGAGTGGAACAAGATGATTAAAGAAAAACATAAACGGGAGAGAGGTGAGATAAATGGCTGATGACCTCGGTTTTGAAATTAACTCCGATGCTAGAGGTGCTATAAATGCTCTATCAGAACTTATGGATTCTCTTAGAGATACAAGCAGAACACTACAAGACACGCTAAATGCAACTTCCCAAGGAAACATTGCATCGTCAATCGCGGAGCAAGCAGAAGCCGCTCACGCAGCGTTAGACGGTCTCGGACTTGATGGATTTGATTCTCAGGAAGCAAGACTTCAAAGCGCGGTTGCAAGCGCAAGCGCTGCATTTGAAAATCAAGCCGCAAAAATCAACATCCTCGCAGCAGAAATAGAACGCTTGGAATATCTGCAAGATGAAATTGATGATGCCGATGATGCCGCTATGGATAGGAGCACTATTGCTTTAGCTAAAAAGCAGTTAGCGCTATCGCAAGCACAGCAAAAACTGGCTTCTTACGGTGTTCAACTTGAAGTCGCAAAACAGAAACTTGATGATTTTTACGCTTCGCAAGAGGAAGTAAACGATTCAGTTGAAGATATGGGCGAACCAGTAAAAAAGGCAACAAAAGAGAACAATACATTTCTTGCACAACTGGTTCGTTCTGTCAAAAATATCGCATTTTATCGTATAGTTCGCGGCGTAATTAAGTCAATCACAAACGCTGCAAAAGAATCCGCAAACGCAATGGCCATTTGGTCGCAGCAGTTTGACACAGGCGCGACTGGTGCTATTGCCAGCTTCAATGACAACATTTCGTCCATTGCATCAAACTTGCTGTTTGCGCGTAATGCAGTTATGGCGGCGGTAGAACCCATCATCTCCGCATTAACTCCTGCGTTTAATATGCTTGCATCTGCTATCGCGAACGCATTTAATGTTCTTTCACACTTCCTTTCCGCGCTAACTGGCCGTTCGTTCTATAACAAGGCAATTAAGAACAATGTCAACTACGCAAACTCTCTGAAATCTGGTAGCAAGGCCCAAAAAGCGTTCCTTGCTGGGTTTGACGAACTCGAAGTTGTGCAAAGTTCGCAAGGCGGCGGCGCTGGTGGCACTCTTGGCGTTGACCCGTCTGCGATGTGGGAGCGTTCGGAAGTAGAAGATAGCATGAAGAGCCTGACAGAGCCGTTCCGTGCGGCACTAGACAGGATGCGTGCAATATGGGATGAACACTCCGAAGGTTTGAAGTCTGCCGCAGGTAATCTATGGCAATCTATCGGCAATCTTGCAAAAACGGCCGATGTATCGTTCTTTGAAAACTTCTTCGGAGAGAGCCGCATTGGCGCACTGCTGTTCAATGATGCGTTGACGTTGCTTGAAGATACTATGAACGACCTATCAATCGTCATTAACAATATCATCGCTCCGTTCGCAAGCGGTTTTATTCAAGGATTCTCTGACGCTGCAACTGTGATTTACAACTTTATAAGAGAAGCGCTTGGCCCTGTTTATGACAAAATTCAAGACATTTTTGGCTTCATCGACGAGCACGGCGATACAATCTCTAAGATTTCGGAGAAGATTGGCTATGTTGCTGGCGTGATTGCCGCAGTTATCGCCGCAATCGCCGCAGCTAAAGTTGCTATTTCTACTGTTACAGTGGTTATCGGCGTGCTTACAAACCCCGTTGGTTTAGTTATCACCGCAATCGCTGCGCTTATTGCCATTTTCGTAAAGCTGTATGACGAAAACGAGGAATTTAGAAACTTTGTTGATGGCATCATTCAGTGGGCGCAAGAGATTATTCCCGGCATTATCCAAGGAATTCAAGATGCTTGGGCTGGATTTAAGCAGTGGTGGAAAGAAAAGTGGAATAGCGTCATTGACTGGTTTAAGGACATTTTCGGAATCCATTCTCCGTCCACTGTCTTTAAGGGCTTTGGCGAAAACATTGTCCAAGGTTTGACTGATGGCATTAACGGATTTATTGAAAAAGTCAGTAGCGCAATTAGAAAAGTCAAGGAAGTGCTCGACCTTTCCAAGATGAAAGAAACTGCCAAAGGCTGGGGTTCTGACTTTGTGCAGGGTTTGTCTGACGGTATCAGAAGGGCAAAGGAATTGGCCAAGAGCGCCGCTGACGCAGTTGCTAAAGGCATTGCATCTGTGCTTCACTTCTCGCGTCCTGACGAGGGCGTTCTTCGCGATTACGAGAAGTGGATGCCTGATTTTATGCGCGGTCTTGCAAATGGTATTGACACTAACGCAGACTTGGTATATTCTAGTGTTAATAACCTTGCTTCCGGCATGAAGTCTGCAATGACAGTACCTATGCTCGGCGTAGACAGCGTTTCCGGGCAGTTCGGTAACGACATGGGTTCTTTCACGCAAGCGCAGATGGACGCAAATGCAAGCCTTGCAGATGTGTTCTGGCAAGGGTGTATGGCTGTCGTGCAAGCAATCAATGACAATCAACTCGAAGTTAGCATTGGCGATGATGTGATTGGCAAGGCGGCTTCCAGATACAATCGCAAGCAAGCAGTAATCAATGGGGGTGCATAACAATGGCAAGTCCGCTTGACAGGCCGCTGTCAACGCAATTTTTCGTTGATGGAACGCCCCTGTATGAGCCTGATGCTGACGGTGGCATTCAGATGGAATGGAACTCCATTGCCGCAGAGGGGTCTGGCCGCACGCAAGATGGAGTTATGCACATCGAGTGGGTCAAACGGAGAATCCCTAAAGCGAAGTTCTCTTACAAGGCTGTTACTAAAGAACAATTAGCTTACATGAATAACCTTGTTCAAGGCAAGACATTCCAGTTTACTTGCCCGAAAGAGAACGGAACTTTGGAGACATTTGAAGCATATTGCTCCACTTCGAGCGGTTCTTCTTACAGCACATATTTTTACAATGGGCTGTATAGGGATTTTAAGTTTGACATTATCGGCACAGGAGCGTAAAATATAATTATGGGAAACGGTGGTGATTATTGATGTTCTATGATAAGTTCGTGTTGAACGACGGTACAGAACTCAAAGATAGTATCGTAAATGTCACTTGGACAACTTCCTCGAACTCTGATAACGACATTACCCCCGGTTCTGTATGTGCAAGCGCTGTCGAGATTGAGTTCTGGGTCAATTCCGACAGCGCTCTTAGCATTACACAAGGAACTATTTTAACTTACTACAAGGTAGAAGCTGAAACAAATAAAGAAACCAAAATTGGTATTTTTACTTGCGACAAGCCGGAAAAGAACGGCGCAAATAAATATACAGTAACGGCATATGACAACGTAACGCTGCTTGATGTTGACGTTAGTAATTGGCTGAACACGTTTAGCTTTCCGGCTACAATCAAGACATTCGCTGCGGGCCTTGCTGAACGATGTGGCCTTTCCTTGTCAAACGTTCCTCGCTTAAATAGCGATTACGAGATTCAGCCTTTCACTGGCTCCGGTGTAAACGGCAGAGATTTGATGAAGCAGGTCTGCGCTGCGTCCGGATGCTTTTGCATTGCTGATGCAGACGGTAAGCTGTCATTTAACTGGTACAAAAAGAATAATAATGTGGCAATTATGCCGAGTGGGAGCAAAGGCTATACTCCTACCTATTATTTGTTTGACGTTGTTTCAAAACAGCTGTTTGACAATGTTCCGCGTGCTCTTATTACTGCGGATGGCGAAAAGACACCGGATGGCATTCCGTATTTTATTAACGCGCTTACCTTCTCTGATTTTACGGTTCAAAAAATTGATAAAGTTCAAGTTAAGAAAACGGATTCTGACGTTGGTGTCATTTACCCGGAAAGCGAAACTGGAACAAACGCAATCGTTATTCAAGGTAATCAACTGCTTGCAACAATGTCTGATGCCAACCTTCGTCCGTGCGTAAAGAACCTTTACGAGGGTCTGAACGACATTGTGTATGTCCCGTGCTCCAATATCGAAACGCCAGAAACTCTTGAAATTAAAGTTGGCGACATCGTAACCGTGAGCGACGGCAAAAAGAAGTTCACAACATGGATTACGTCTGTAAGGCATTCCGGGAATAAATGCACATTTGAGAGCGTAGGCAATGCGAACCGCAACACAACTACCGCCGTAAACAGCGCACAGTACAATGTAAACCAAAAGATTGCTGAAGTTAAGGCTGGCGTTGATGGCATCAGCGCAAAACTTGGCGAGTACACAACAAAATCAGAAGCGGAAAGTTTAATTGATATTGCGATTGACAAAATTCAACTTAGCGTATCAGATAAAACAGGAATTTATAACCTGTTTGATGGTAATAGATGGATTAAAGACGGTGTCACAAGTTCTATCGGAACGACTGGTTCTGTTTCGATTGATGGCAATACAGTAACAATAGTTGCGCCGGATTCAACAGAGCCTGACAAAAGGCAAGGCGCGTATTGGAACGTATCGAGCGACAAGCTGCCATATACAAAAGGCAAAACGCTAAAATGTTCCATTGAATACAAAGTAAATTCCGAACTTTCAACATCTCATGTTCATGCGTCTCATATTCTCATGTGGGCGAATTATGCAAGCGGGAATATGAATAAGATTTGGGTTTACCTTTCTACATCTAAAACAGTAGAACCCGTTGGAGATTGGAAAACAGCAACATTTGAGTTAGCGTTTAAAGACGAAGTACCAACTCGCATTTATGCTTTCGCATATCTTTATGGTGGCACTGGTAGCGTGTCTGTAAGAAACCCGGTAATCAATGTGTCCGCATCGAAAGAAAAGGCTTCAACTGTCTCCCTCGAGAAAAGCGGCGTTACGATTTCTGTAAGTGAGCTAAATCTTGGAGAATATGCAACGACTTCCGAACTGCAAGTTGGTTTGGAAGGGATTCAAGGCACAGTTACACATTTTTCAAATGATTATACGCAATTCAAGCAGACTTATAACAGCTTCACCGCAACGGTTGTTACAAATGGTGAGGTTCGCTCTAAGTTCGCGCTCGATTCAAGTAATTGCACAATCGCGAGTGGTGTTATTACATTCAGTTCAAACTCTCTTGTTGTAAACAGCGATAACTTTAAATTAACGCGAAACGGAACAGTCACGGCAACTGGTTCTTTTACATCAAAAGCCGATACGAACTCTATCACTTTGGGAAACGGGAATGTTTCAATAAGCAGGAAAATAAGTGACGGTAGTTGGAGACGCGCTGCAACGCTAATCGGATATGGGACTAATGACGCGCAAGCCCAACTTCAAATGTATGCAAATAACAATATACAAGTTTTGATGCAATCATCTTTTGTAAGCGGAGAACTGTATATGTATCACGCAAGTGGTGTTGTGCATACAGAGATAAAATCCATAAACGGTGCTGGTTCAATTTGGCTTCGCTATTCAGACGGTAGAAGTTTGTTCCATGTGTATAATGACCAAAATACAGGTCGCCCCCATGTTGTATTTGACGGAGAGCTTGAATGCAAGTCAATTAAGAGGGACGGCACATATATTTAAAGGAGACTATTATGTCAGACAACGAACTTATTATCCAGCTTCAAACAGATGTTTTAAACGTTTTAAATTCGTCTCAAATGCCGCTTATGGTGAAATCTATTGTGCTCGAGAACGTATTACTCAAAGTTAATGCGTCCGTAAAGGATGAAATTGCTCGGCAACAGGCACAAACCGCAGCACAAGCAGAGCAATCAAAGGACGATAACGAAGATACGCAAGATACCGACAAGAAGGAAGGTTAATTCTATGCTTTTTGATGGTAGAAATCGAATCAGATTTCCGTACTCGCGTTATGGCTATACGCGAGGGAACGGCAAGGTCTGGCACGGTGGCGCTGATGTTGACGGCCTTGACGATTCCATTATTCACTTTCCGCGATATGCAGACAAGAGCATTTCCGGCACAGTAGTGACGGCAAGAATTGTCACAGACAAGCGAAACAGGACATGGGAATGGGGCTATTATGTCTGCGTTAAGCTGGACGCGAACCAAACGCCCGATGTTGTGAACTACCTTTATTTTTGCCATTGCGAGAAACTCTTGGTTAAGGTCGGGCAGAAAGTTAAAAGTGGAGACCCGATTGCCGTTATGGGAAACACTGGAAATGCGGCACTTGCCAACCCGCCTTTCAAGCATTGCCACTTTGAGGTTCGCGCATCTGCCACTGGCAAAGGTCTTGACCCTACAAAATACATCGGCTTTGCAAATGCTGTCGGCGTGTATGATTCGGAAGTCGAGGTAAATAAGAATGACGTTCCAGAAGTGAATGAGCCTAAGTCAAAGTTGCAGATAATTACCATTGGCCCTGTTTCACAAGGTGATGCGGATAAAATATACGCCACGGCAAAGGAACTTGGCTTAACGGAACAAGGGCTTTACAAATCTGAATGGGTGGAGTAAAATGAACGTAATAACATTAAGTAGTTGCTTCGTTATTGGCGCAGCACTATTCATTAGAGGTGGTGAGACTAAATGCCTGACGAATACCGTTTAAAATATCCTGGCGAAAAGATTGACACGCTTCTAAAAAAAATTGACGGCGTTGGTATAGGAAGCAAAGAAGTTGCTGGATTGTTAAAGTTGACAGACGATTTGAATGATTCCGAAGGCGGTCTTGCAGTGACTCCACAAGCTGTAAAATCAGCAGTGAAATCGGCAACGGAAGAAATAACAGGGAAAATTAAAGACCAGTTTAAGACAGTCACCGCTACCTTTACCGTGGATGGCTGGACGGCGAAAAACGGCAAGTACACGCAGAGTAAGACTGTCACCAACAGTGAGCCATTTACGATTAAAAACGTTCTGCCACCTCTGACAACGCAGACGGGCAACGCCAACACAGATGCCACAAAGCGCCGCAATCTTGGAACGATTGCTGGGGGAACAACAGAGTTTACAGTGACGGCAAGCAACATCACGGTAAAAATCACCGCCGGCACTAAGCCTGAATGCGACTTGGACGTTACGTGGTACTTAGAGGTGTGAACATGAAAATTTACGATGCAACACTTGAGCACGAGTTGCAAAACCCAGACATGACGCTCGGCAGGTTAGAAACTGCGAAACGTGTCACGGTGCATCACGAAGCTGTACCAGCATCCGTGCGGTATGAAGTAATGACAAGAACGGTCACTGCCGATTTCCCAGATGGGCTTCGGCAGGAAATCACAACTCCAGCACAGGACGCATGGGACGAGTACGAAGAAGTGCATCGGTATGTGCCGTACACAGATGCGGAACTTGCGGATATTGCAGAAAAGGCACAAGCGGAAAAAGATGCCGCCGATGCCGCCGCCAAGGCTTCCGAGCAAGCCGCCAAAGAGG